GTGGGGGTATTTTGGGGACATGGTTTGGTTTCCTCGCGGTAGTTAAAGCGACAACAGGCGTGACCGGCGTGCATAGTCCAGTCGTATTTCAGCGAGGTAGGCGGGGACCACGACACGCCCGCGCTTGCTCTCGGAGCACGGCGTAATCTGCGAGCCAGCCTGTGATCAGAGCGCCTTCCGGCAGCTTGGCCACCTCGTCGGCCACGCGCGCTTGTTGCGGACGGCTATAGTCCACAACAGGCGGGCAGGCGCTGTGCGGGGTCTCAGAACCCACCATTGCGCAGGCGCTCAATAAGATCGTCGCGGCCATGAGGGCGGCGGCTGGCGGCGTCCAGCATCTGGCGTTGGATTTCATGGGCTCTCTCCGAATTTGAAAGACGTTCTGCCAGTCGCCCAGTGCGTTCCCCGGCGCGGCGAAGATTGAGAAAGAACAGGGCGATGGTGGTGGCCGCCAAAAATAAGCCCAGCGCTTTGCGCGCGGGGCCGCTGGTGAGGATTGCGGTGATCCAGCCCATCATCGCTGCCCTCGTTTCCAGTCGTCGATCCGCGCGTGGATGGCGACAGTGATGCCGATCAGCGCCACCGCGATGAACACCCAGCGCAGGGTGTCGAGGTAAGGCACCAGCGGCAGGATGGCGGATTGTGTTTCGGCTAGGACCTCCTGCGCCACCTCGACACCTGCAGCGCCAACAGTGGCAATGCCTGCGGCCCCGCCGCCTTTCAGGGTGCGGCTGTCGGCCAGCACTTCGCGCGCGGGCGGCGTCTCGGCTGCAAATGCCGTCGCCCGGGCCGGGAAGCGCTTGCCCCATTGGCGCGCGGGGCCGAGATCGACATGGATGAAGCCAGAGCGGGGATAGAAACCGAAGCCGAGAAACCCCACTGCTCGTGCCGCCGCCTCGAACGCGACCGGATCATGGTTTGACATAGCAATGTCGAAGGCTGCGCCATCCATGTGTTTGGACCGCGTCGCGCCACCGACGGCTCGGTTGTGCTCCGGGCTGCGATAGGCGGAGCGGACGATCAGCGGCTTGCCCAGCCGGTCTCGCAGCGCCTGCAGCTTGTCCAGCGCAGGCTCGTTGACCAGCAGCTTGCCGGTGCCTCGGCAGGAAATTTCGGCGGGTGAGAAATTTGGCCAACGCCAGGTGTCGTCCGGCACGTCGCGCCAATGCTCGTAGAAGGTCGTGGTCATGGTGTCCTCCAGAAAAGAAGAAACCCGCCACTAGGACGGGTACAGGTTGTCAGGTGAATTGAGGCGGAGCGCCTTTACGGACCGCCGCCGAAGATCTTGAGCTTCAGAGCAATTCCGGCCAGGAGCGCCAGCATCACGCCAGTAGTGATCAGATGAACAGCCGTCTGAACGGCCGTGCGCCGCACGAAGCGGATGCAGTCCAGCAGCGAGCGCAGATCGCGAATATCGAGGGCCGCGTCCTTGCCGTCGATCCCGGCATCGGCCAGCGCACGTTTGGCCCCTGCTTCAGCAGCGCGCGTCAGCATGGTCTGGAATTCAATCTCGGACATGCGCATGTCGCCCTGTTCGGCGCGAGGTGGCGTCATGACGAGACAATCCCGACTTCCGTCGGCAGCGCAGCCGTGGTCCAGGGCGTGCTGTCGGCCGGGTTCACATCCCATGTCGAATAGACGGGACTGGCCATATCCGGCGACGGCGTGCCGGGCGACGCGTCATAATCCACCCCGCCGATCCGAAGGAAACCTGCAATACCGGTTGGTCCTGCTGTCCCGAGCTGAGCGAGCTGCTTCACATGCACGCCCGCGATGGCCGAAGCCCCGGCAGGCCCCGTTGGCCCCGCCAGTGAAAACGACATGCGCTGACCGGCAATGTCGCTCGCCGCGCGCGTGGCAATGTCGCCGTCCTTCACCGCATCGACCCCACCCGAGAAGGCGTCATAGGTCGCGACCAGATCGGGCGTGCGCCGCGCAAACCGCCGCCCGATGGTCGAAACGCCATCAAGCACCGCGATATGCGAGTAGTACCAGGTTGCGGGGTTGTAGAAATCGAAGAGGTAGAGGTTGCGCCAGACGCATCGGACGGGCCGTCCCTTACCAGCGGTGTTTGCGGCGGTTGCGCTGCTGTGGAGCACACCATCGACATAGAACTCGATCGAGATGTCCGCGCCGACGGCGATCTTCACATCGATCCAGTAGGCCTGGTTCGTGGCCGCGACGAAGGAGGAAGCGCCGTCGACACTGGTGTCGCCAACAGCCATGGCGCGGTACCTCTCATCGTCGCGCTCGGTCCGGACAAGGGCGACCTGCCGGTTCGCGGCGTCGTAGAACTCGAGGAAGATGCCGTCCTGCGCGATGATATGAGCGTTGATCGACGGTGCTCGGTATCGGAATCCGACCCAGACATCGCCCGTTGGCTCCGCCCATGTGGCTGTGAACGGTACGGATGATCCGTTGTTCGCCGTGATCTTGACGGCGTTGACGTCATAGACGGGGTCGAAGCCCGCGGCATCGGCGCTGATCAATCCGGTCACCCCGGAAAGGTCAGTGACCTGGTGTCCAAGATGGAGAATGTGGCTCATGGGAGTACCTCGATATAGAGAGCGGCCTCGGCGGCCGTGAGACGGGACTGGCCGCCCCATTCGTTGAAGATGTCGATGTCCGGTATGGTGAGGCGCGCGTCACTGCCAAAGCCGATCCATATGGCGGCCTCGGCGATGGTCAGCAGCACCGCCCCGCCGCGATCAAGGAAGATTACTGTGTCGGCGACCGTAAGACGCGCATCGGCCCCGATCTCGGTCCAGGCAGAGACTTCGGCCACCTTGATGCCGTCCGGCATGAAGAGCCGGATCGAACGGGCCTGCCAAGCCTCGTAGGCGATCGTACCGGTCGTGCGGCGCGCCTGCACCCGGACCTCGAAATGTTTCGTGCCAGTGGGCGCTGCGAGGATCGGAATATCCTCCTTGGTCAGCGTTATGCTGTTGGCGGCACCCACGTCTATCACGGCGGCGGGTGGCTCAAGCGTTGTGTCAGTATCAGGATCGACCCAGCGGATCTCGACCGCATAGGTGACGCCGGGCTCCGGCCCGATGTCGCCCGCGTCATAGGCGTCGAACACGCTACTGGTCTGGGTCAGCCTGTCACGATGGGACCAGGTCAAAAGGACCGGCCCGAGGTTCAGGACGTTCGGGTTCACGACCGAGACGCCATTGCCGCGCAGATCACCGGGCGGAAGCGGCCGGATGGCGCGGCTGGCCAGTGTCACGGCATCTTCGGGGGCCTGCGCGAGCGGCAATGTCCCGAAACCGGTCTCGGGCAGCATCTTGATCGTGACCGTCTCTCCGGCCACAAACCCCGCCTCCGACGCATTCGCCAGCTGCTGCCAGCAGATCACCGGCATGCCCGCGATATGGGCTTGCGGGACAGTGTCCAGACAGCCGCGCCCGACGGTCAGCACCGTTGCACTTACCCCGTCTATCCGGACCAGTTCATCTCCGATCGCGGCCAGCGTGCCGATGGCCACGTCCCCGAGCCCGGTCCAGCTGCCAACCACGAGGACGCTCTCGGCCGGGTCGTCACTGACGTCTGACACAAGCAGAGCGGTTGGCACGAACTCGACCGCCTCTTCCAGCGTGTACCCTGCGCCGCTGTCGCTCCAGACCTGCGCCGAGAGCGCATCGGCCGAAGGGCGTTCCCCGGCCGCGACGATCGCGCCGACATCGGGATCCTCATCGAGAAGCGCGTCGGCCTGCGCGTGCCCCAATTCCTGGACCAACAACCAGTATGGCGCTTCAGCCACCCAGCGGCGCGTCAGCGGCTTGGGCGGCAGGATCAGGCTGCCGGGATCGCCGCTTTCGCCGCCGACAAGGGCGGTCTCGCCAAGCGCGAAGACATCCTCGGCGACCCTGAGGCGCACGCCATTGGCGCGCCCGTCGCCATGGTCGATTTCGACGATGCGGACCACGACGCCTTCGAGCCCGCGCCTCGGGTTTGATAGCACGATCACGTCGCCCGGATCGAGCTCGGCACCGACACGGGAGACCGTGATCTCGCCCGACAAGATCGGTGCGGAGAGTGCGCGCAAATCGCGTTCCGCGACCCGCACGGCAAGGGACTCGAAGCGAATGCCCGGGTAATCGACCGTCGCGCTGATCACCTGACCGAGGTCCTGAACGAGCGCGGTGTCGGTCACGCTAACCGATCCGGTCTGGTCGGTGCGAGCGTCAGAGAACTTTGCGGTGACTGAGTTCACGAGATCAGCGGCCTCGCGGCGGCCGAGCTCACCCCAGTCAACGACATTGGTCTCGTCGAAGACCGGCAGGGTCTCGGGATCATAATCAGCGCGGATCAGGCGCAACTCCCAGCGACCCGAGCGACGGTCAACATAGAGATAGGCGTCGATGTGCTTCAGCACGTCTGCGATGAAGTCCTCGATGGTCGACTCCCGCTGCCAGAGCAGCGACAACCCGAAGCCCTCTGAGAAAAGCGCGTCCGCAGCGACAGCGAAGCTGGGGCCAATATCGGTGAAGGTATGCCCGAGACCCCAATCCCCGTTGGTCAGACTTTCCCGGATGATATGGGCCGGGTTCATGTCAGGGCCTTGCCCGAAGGCTGCGCGCAGCAAGGCGACCAGTGCATCAGGATCGCCGGGCGGCACGACCGGCACGCCATCAACCGGCGTGTTGTCAATCTGGGCCGTGGCACTGGTGTCCGAGAGCGCGATGTTGAAGGCGAAGACATCGACCTCCGAGATGCCTGCGAGCGTTGCGATCGCGGTTTGAAGGGTTGAGGCCGGGCTCGGCTCACCGTCGGTGACGAAGATCAGGATGCGTCGTTTGCCGCCGGAGCCGTTGAAAAACGTCCCCGCCTGGCTGACGGCGACGCCGAAATCCGTGCCGCCGCTCACGGAGCTTGAGAGCGCATCGACCCAGTCCTTGAGCTCGCCGTAGGCCGTGGCATCGGCGTCGCGCCGCAGGATCGTGCCGGACACAGTGGAGTTCCAGGTGACGATCTGGACGTCGTTGGGCTCCAGGGCATTCTCGCCAATCTCTTCCACCAGACGCGAGACCGCGGCGATCTGCGCCGCCATGCGCGATCCCGACATCGAGCCCGAGGCGTCCATGGCGATATAAATGGCGGCATCTCCGATCCGGACTTCCGGTACGATCTGCGCCTTCTCGGGATACCATTGTTGGCCGCCATCCTCAGCTTTCAGGATCCGCGTCAGGCGGACCGACCATGGCTTGAGGTAGGGATTGAGGCCAAGAAACACCTGCCGCAGCACCAGCGAACAAATCCCGCGATAGCCCGGCACATCGGCACCGGCATTGGCGGCGAGATAGTCGTTCTGCGCCTGGCTCGGCGCACCCATCAGCACGTCGATGTCGCCGACGATCCCGCCTTCGCGCTTCTCGCCGCCGAAGAGATCGGGCTTGTTGATCCGGATGCGTCCGCCTGCAGCGCCGCCGTTCAGGCTTGGTACGCTGGCCGCGTCCGACACCGCCACCGATTGGGCCGAGAACGCCGTGGCGGCGGGCTCGACGAGCCAGGTGGTGATGCCAGTGCCCGCAGCATAGCTCACAGCCTGGACCGTCACGGTGCGGGTCGCATTATCCGCCAGAAGCTGCAGGTCATAGCTCTGGCCGAGCCGAATGCCGCTGAGTGTGCCTGGGAACCGGACCTCGGCCACGCTGTCGCCCTCTGCGGCCGCGGTGGCGGACATGCCGGTGACGGTGCCATAGCTCGTCAACGCGCCGACACCGGTTCCTTGCGACGTGCTCTGACCCGTTCCAATCGACCAGGCCGTGCGGCCATCGACCCTGATCTCGCGGATCGCATCCACGGGCCCGTGACAGAGCGCTAGATGCGCCCCGAGCGAATAGCGATAGCCGACGGTTTGCGACTTCGAACGGCCGCCCATTTTAAGTCTCGCTCGCGGTGCGCGCGGCGCGTTTTTCTGCCTCTGCGATCACCCGGACAGCCAAAACGTCGCCAGTCGCGGCCAGCACGTCGGCGGGCAGCCCATCTGCGAGGAAGGCCTGCCAGTCGAGACCATGGCGGCGGAACCACGGCCGCGCGCCCTGAAAGCAGAGCCGGGAGGCGCGCAGGTCCTGCACGGTAACGATTAGATCTTCGCTCATTTCTTGCCGCCCTTCTTGCGGATCGGATCGACCTTGAGATCCCCGGCCCAGACGACATTCGGGCCACGCAGCAGCATGGTGCCGAAGACCACAGGGATCGGACGGCCTTCCTCGGCCGTCGGCAGGTCGAAATCATCTAGCCCGGCTGCCTTTGGGGCCTCGACTTTCGGCTTGGGCGAAAGCGCATAGGAGATCGCCGTCAGCACGAGGCTGGCGACGATCTGGACGACAAAGTTCCAGACCATGATGGGTTCTCAGATTTGGGTCAGACGATGCTGGTGCCGCCAAACGGGTTGCGGCCGGGAATGTCGGGAAAGCCGCCGAAGTTCAGGAGATTGCCGAACTTGGCCTTGCAGGTGTCGCGCCGCAGATCACAGCCGGGGGCGATCTCGACGAGCGCCAGGGCTTCGGGATCATCAATGGCCGCCTCCAGATCGGGCATGCGGCCGGAAAGCGTCAGTGCATCTCCCACATGCCCGGTGATGAAACCCAGAAGGCCCGCGTGGCGCAGCACACCGCCCCGGAACCAGCCGTTTGGCAGCAACGCGACCTCCGGGACGGTGATCGTGAGGCCCTGATGCGCGCTTGCTGTGCCGCCCACAAAAAAGGTCTCGATGTCGAGGCGGCAGCCCCGGGAATAGAGCGCATGACGGCAAAGGCGCTGGTACTTCGCGCGCACGCCTTCGCGACGCATGGATGTGAACAGAGATTCACAGCGAAGGGTGATGCGCCGCCCCTCGACCCGGGCCGAGACGACCCGGCCCTTCCAATGCGCGACCACCTCCGTTGGCACCTGCTCGTGGCCGCGAAAGATGGTGAGCGTCGTGACCGCTCGGCCGCGGGGGCCGAGATAACGGCGCGCGAAGGGATCGGAGAGCGGAAAGGTGACGCTGAGATCAACACGGCGAGGATCGCTGCTCTGGACAACGGAGCCGTGGCTGACCGCTGAAGCGTCCCAGATCAGATCCTCAGTCTCATCGGCGATGGTACCTGCTGGCGAGGTCCAGGCCGCCGCTCGGCTGGTGAAGCGCCAGACCTGATCGCCTTCCGCGAACAGATACAGGAAATACGGCCGCCCTTCGGCGGTCGAGGTCTCGGCAAGATCATAGGTCATCCAGGAATCTCAATCAGGCTTGCCGCGAACTCAGTCCGGCCCGCAAAATGCTCCAGTTCGATCCGATCGGTATCGAGCCGCACCTTGGTAATCAGATGGATCGGTGTAGTGACGGGAATGTTCTTGCCCGGCGCTGCGATGGTCAGCTTGAGCCCGAGCGCGTCATAGACGGCGTTTGTGATCTGGCGGAACACCGGGCCGGAGGCGACATCGAACAACACATGCCGTCCGATCCAGACGCCGGGATCGGCGCTGGCCGCGACGATCACGGAGGTGGCCGAGGACGTGAGAGGTGCCTGCAGGACCAACTCCCGCCCCCAGGTCGGAAGCCAGAACGCGCGTTGGCGGCCACGCAGAGAATAAAGCCAGCGGCGGCGCGACCAACGCCTAGCACCCCGGTCGATCAATGTGATGGTCGAGCGGCGCTGGACATGGGTCAGCACGGGTTCGATCACGATGGGACCGAAGCCGTTGTCGATGTATTCGACGGATTGCGCGATACTCTCCGCCAGCGGTTGGCGCAGCACGGCCGGATCGGTCAGCACATCCAGACCCAGATGGGTCGCGTAGCTGCTGGCAGACAGGTCGGTCCCAGTTTGCAGGGTGAAGGTCGCCGTGACCGTTCCCAGCCCCTGGCGCCGCCGGTCGATCTCGAGGGGTCGCGTCAGGATCCCGATGCCCACCGGGGTCACAATCGGATGCTCAAGGCTAACGCCCGCAGGCGCGGCCAGCTCCAACCGGTCTGGCAGGACCGCGCTGACCTCGACGAGAAATGCCTCCCCGCCGTCGGCTGCGATGACGGCCTGTCCTGGTGCTTCGAACGCTCCCTCGCCGGTATCGACGAATACAGTGATGTCGGCGGCATCAACCGGCACAGTGGACGGGCGTGCAAGGTGCCAGAGCGGCACCGTCCACTTATCGACCAATCCCGCCCGGGCAAGCTCGGCCGCGCGCGCGAGGTCACTGGCATTGAGGAGATGCGAGACCGTCAGGATCGACCGCGGCAACGTGCGCAGCGCGATCCTCTGTTCGGCCGACTCGGTGATCAGGGTGTCGGTGTTCCATTCGAGCACTTCGGTCACGGGCTGGCGTACCGGGAAAAGCCAGAGATCAGGCATCGAGACCTCCCCGGTTGCGCCGGATCACGTTGACGATCAGCCGCTCGCCCGCAGGCGTTGCCAGATAATCGCCGACAATGGAGGGATCGAGCACATTGACGATGCGGGTCGCGGACTGCGCGGACTGACCTTCACCGCTCGTCTCGACGCCGAGCCGACCGCCCCGACCTCGTCGCAGCGGCAGGATGGCTTCCGGGCCTGCCTCGCCCATCAGCCCGATCCCGCGCGCAAAGGGAAATACGGTCGGACGCGAAACCACGCCACCGTTGGCAAAGGCTGTGATTTCGCCAGCCTGCCCAAAGGCACCGCCCCGCGCGAAGGTGCCGCCCATGCCGAACAGACCTCCAAGCGCGCTGGTCAGCCAGCCAAAGAGACCGCCACCGCCGCCGCCCGACCCGGACAGAGCCCGGAAAAGTGCGTCCTCGATCGGCTTGAAGGCGGTATCGATCAGCCTGTTGGCAAGGTTTTGGGCGATCCCGGATATTGCGCTCGCGAAACTCTGCCAGCTGAGTTCGCCCGACTTCAGCGCGTCCTTGATCGGCCCGGTGATGTCATCCGCCAATCCCCGCGCGATCTCCTGTGTGCGCTCAACGGCAGCACGGGCCGCGTCCCAGGACTGGCGCGCGACATCGGCGGCGCTTTGCAGCGCACCTCCCGCACGACCGGCCGCAGCCGCTGTTTCATCGAGCGTAGCTGACGGGCCACCGGTTTCATCTTCGGCCAAAGCAGCGTCGAAGCGATCCGCAGCTGCCGTGGCTCCGTCGAGGGAGGTCTCGGCTTCGGTTCCGGCCGCACGCATCGCCATGCGTAATGTCTCCATCGCTTCGAGCGGCTGTAGGGCGCCATCGGCGAGCGTCGCGGCAGTCTGCCTCCAGGCCTCGGCTGAGGCGGCGGCGTCATTGGCGGCCCCTGTCAGTCCGAGATCCGGCACCGCCAGCGGGTTGTCCGCAAACGCACCGGCAAAAGCATCTTGCGCTGCGTTGGCCGCTTGGGTCGCAGCGCCTGCAAAGCGGTTCTCGAGCTGCCCCAGATCGAGATCGGCAATAAGGCCGATCCGTCGCTCAACGCCAAGCGCTTCAAGCCCGGAATTCACGCCATCAATGAAACCGTTGATCCGGGAGACAACGCCGTTCAGCATTGCCTCGACGCCTTCAATCAGGCTGTTTGCCGCCTGAAACGCGAGATCGCCGATGGCGGCAGGCAATAGCCCCCAGACGGCTTTGATCGCCTCAAAAGCCCCCTCAAAACTGTTCACGGCCGCATTGGCAAAACCGACGACGCCCTCGAGCGCGCCCTGCATCGCGGCAGCCGACGCTGCGTGCAGGTCCGCAAAAGCCGCCATCGCAGAAGCCGCAAAGCTTGCAGCCCCCATCTTGATGCGCTCCCAAACCTCGCTCACGAGATTGCCCAGCAGTGCCATTGCATTGCCAAAGCCGCCTGCGCCGGAGACAAGCTGGCCGAATTGGTAAATCAACTCACCTGCGCCAACGATCAGCGCGCCGATCCCGGTGCGGATCAGCGCTCCGCGCATCACAACCAGTGCCGTCGCAAGGCCGCGTACGGAAATCGCCGCAGCCGCCATTCCGGCCACCCAGCGCCCCGCCAGGAGAGCCGCAAAGGTCGCGGCGTAGGTGGTCAGACGGCCGATGTTGTCGAACAGACCCCGGATCGCAACCCCCAGCGGCCCTGTGCGACTGGCCACGGACGCCATGGCATTCGCCACCGCTTCGAGCGCGGGGGCCGCGGCCACCGCCAGCTGGTTCGACAGCCCACGCCAGACGAGGCCAAGGCGCGAGATCGCGTCGTTGGTGCGCTTGATCTGGTCTGCATCCTGCTCGGAAACAACGACACCGAAGGCGAGAACATCCTCGGTCGCCTGGCGCAGCGTTGCCGTGTCGATCCGGCTCATGGCGATGGAGCCTTCCTCGCCGAACAGCTGACCCGCAACGGCGGCGCGTTCGGCTGCGGGCACAAATTCCTCGATGGCCGCGTTGATCGCCCCCACTCGCTGATCCAATGGCAGGGCAATCAAGTCGGTGGCAGACAGTCCCAGCCTCTCCAGCGCGTCGGCGGCGGGGCCAGACCCGGCAGCCGCTTGGCTCAGCCGTCGCGTCAGATCCTTGGTCGCCTGTTCGATGCCGGATATGGAGACACCGGCCAGTTCGCCAGCACGCTCGAGAGTCTGGATCGAGGCCACCGTCGTGCCCAACGATTGCGCCAGCTTGGCCTGTGCATCGACGGTCTGCAGCCCCGAGCGGACCATAGCGACGCCAGCAGCAGCGGCTGCGACGACTGCAGCGGCAGCGGCAATCCGGACACGGCGGGAAAACGCCGCGAGCCGGGTGTTAGCAGCTTCCATTTCCCTGCTGAGCCGCCCGAACCCGCGAGCACCGGCTTCGCCCACGCCTTCCAGTTCGGCGCGCACCTGTCGGCCGCCAACTGCCGCCAAGCGGACAGAAACGCGCTTTTCAGCCATTGGAATGATCCATCTGTTCGTTAAGTTTTGCGACCATCACCGCCTCGACGGCGGGCAGAAGTTCGGCCATCGCCAGAGGCGGGATTCCGAGGGCATCACCAAGCGCCAGTGCCGCTGCCATATCCCAGCCGATCACCGCGCCCGGCAGCATGCGAAGTTGGCCGCCGAGGCGACCGATCAGGTCCCAGACCTGCCAGCCCTCAAAGGTCGCAGGCCGGTTCAGCCGCGCCGGGCAGGTTTTGCACGTCGCTTCGCACGCTTCGCTGGGTTCGCAACCCTCGCAGTATCGCTCGCCCCCGCCGAAGGACCA